GCTGCGGAAGAGCCAGGCAGTACTTCACTTTTATCTTCTAGCGCCTGAAGATTATCAGCCGAAGATTTTCCTGCAAGAGATTTCTTTAGATCTAATGATATTTTATTCTGTATCTTTAACTGATCTACGACAGCGTCTAGTGAAGCCATTTTTCTTTATCCTTAGCGAAATTGCTGCTGTTGCGCAGCTTGTCTTTCTTGTTCTAGTTCTTGTGTTAATAATGTAAGGTACACCTCCCTCTCCCAAGGCATCATATTTTCAAGTTCCGTTAGTGATAATTTAAATGAGTACATCAATCTAAAATTCACTTGATAGTAATTCACTAACGAATCATGTGAGAGGTTTAAGCGAAAAAATCATTCATTCCTTGTAACATAAAACTGTTTTCGGTTTCGCAGTTTTCACAAACAAATTTAACTTCGTGTTTTAACTGTGGCATAGTTTGAACAAAATTCATAATCTTTTCAAACTGTTCAGCGTTTAAGTTATCAATAAAGTCATTCACCGTTTGTTTGCTTTCATCTGCAAATTTGATATTGTCTTCTTCACTCATTAATGAATCTAAGCAACTAGCAATCATACTCATAATTGTATTAGTCGGTGACTCACTGTTAATCATAGCATCATTATTTAATACCGAAACATAATTCGGATATTTCATCTTCAAAGTCCAAGTATCATTTAACTTAATCATCATATTTTTTTTATCTGGAATGTCTACTTTTATTTCTTCCAGATCAATTATTACTTCGTTTTGGTGTTCACACTCTTTACATTTCAAACCAACGTGTGATTTCTCTCCAACTGATTTTGCTCTCATTTGCGTAAATGCGTATTCAACATCAAACGTAGTTAATCTACTTACATCAATATCAGGTGCACATGCTTTTATTGTATCGGTAATCGCTGAAAGTATCTTTCTTTGATCCTGTGTTTCAAGTGCAATCAATAATATTTTTTGTTCTTTTGTTAAGAACGGTCTAAATGAAACACCTTTTCCAGTAGATGGAATCGTCATCTCATAATTTGGCGTTTCATTAATCTTAGGTAGTGCCATAACTATATCATCCTTTAGTTAAAAATTCGTGTCAGTACTGTCCCTATTGCAGTTTGTACAAAGTTTTCAAGTGGGTTTTGATCAGTAAAGTTTGAAGTCCATCTTGTATATGACAATTGGATTCTAAGTTCTACTAATCCATCTAATTCGTTGTTAAGTGGTATTGCCTCCATAGTTACAGGAAAAGCTTTTTCAAGTTGACATGAATAAATTTTATCGTCACCAAGCAAGAAATCTAGATTGAACTCACCCTGAGCAAAATCAAATGGTCCTATTCGAGGTAACCGCTGCTGTATGATTTCTGGCAATCTAGGTATTCCTAGAGGCGTTGAGTAAACCGGTAAGCCCACTCCCTTTTTAAGTTGGTGTATTCTAACAGTACGAACGTAATCGTTTTTATATCCGATTTGATATGTACCTGGATTATAAGCAGCTTGTTGCCATTTTTCAAAGTATTCTTTTATCCCATAATCATTCAATAAAAGAAAAGATAAGTTTACATCATCACTAACCGCGCCGTAAACAACTTTTTCTCTCTTTGTTCCGATTTCTTTATCATATGTAGCTACTTGTCTTCCTGGTAAGTTTACATCTCTACATAGTAAGTTAACAGCTCGAGTCGTGGCTCCCGGAAAAGCTGGTAGCTCAATCATAAAAAGATTGGATCTTGCTGGTCCATTCTTTGCAGATATTTCACCTTTGAATTGTTCTAAGTTAATTGACATCAGATCATTTTCCTTGAATCTCTATATACAGAAGATTTACCTGATTTTTGGAAATCTGCTGTTGGTAAGAATGTAGCAATCTCCCATTCAGGCGCGGGTACACGAGCAAGCCTACTTTTAATATTGTTTGAAAGGTAGTGTTTAACACACGGCTTGAAGTATTTAAACTTTGCTGCTTTTTTTAATATTGAATATGAAACTCTAAATCTAGTCGTATCATCATACTTATTATTACTCGCAACATCAAGCAAACTATCTAAAAACTTTGCTCTTAATATTGGAGGTAGATAATGTAAGTTCATACCGAGGAATCCACCTTCAGCTGGTCCTATTACAATCACCAACGGAAATGAATCATAGTACGGAAGTTCTTTCTTAAGTTTAGGATCATAGAAAAACATATACATTGAACCAACGACTTGACGATTCGAAAGTTCAATTGGATCTTCTTTCATTAACTGATTACGATTGACACGTCTCATTGTTTGGGCTTTCTTACGAAACCAATCTCGAGATTCTTGTGTTCTTGGCGTAATTCCAGCTCTAAAAGCTTCGAACTCTAATGTTTGGAATAAATTACTCATACCAGTATTTATACCCGATTTATCATTGTTTCTTTTTCTTTCGGTAAGGCTTGAGTGGCTTCAATGGCTTTATTTGTTTTGGCATAATTCCCATCTTTGTAAGGGTCTTTTCAGTCCAGATCTGAAATCCCCAGTTATTATCTTTTGCAAACTTACTTGCGGCTTCCCATTTATTTCTATTCTTTACATAAGTCATTGCCTCACTAATATAACGCTTTGACTTGTCTGGTCTTTTTGGCGGTTGCGTTTCTTTTTCAGGTTTGATTTCAACAAGAATAGTTTTACCATTGTTAAATGTAATCTTTAAATCCATGAAGTACCTATGATACTTTTTATCTACTTCATAAAAGTATGGTATTACTACTTCTTCGCTGGACCACGCTTTTATTTCTGAGTTTTCATCACACCACTTGAAACAATGTCTTTCCCACATTGATCGAAAAACCACACTGTCAGGATCACCTTTGTACTTCTTGCGGTTTTTTACTTTATAACGACCAGAATAAGCCACCGAGTTTCCTTATAAATAATGTTAAAGATTTCATACTATTTATTAGGTACAATATGGCACTAAGATTCCCATTAGAAGATCAACAAGATTATAAAGGACGAGTTACATTTCGTGCTTTTGCTCCACCTGTTCCTGAAGTTAGTCTTTCAGGTATAAAATCTGTAGTTAATAGTACTATTGAAGAGTTTAGTGCAGAAAATCCTAATCAAAACGAAGGTATTGATATTGGAGACAGGTTCAACTATAAGTATGGTGTACAATCAAATAAAAGAAACTATTCAGGTCAAAGAGTGTCTTTATATTTACCACAAGCAATTTCATTTAGAGACAATGCTGAATATACAGGAGCAGAACTTGGCATTATAGGCGGTACAGCAGAAGCTAGCATTAATCAAGGAGACAATATTGGACAAATAATAGCTGGTGCTGCTCGTCAAAGTTTATCAACTTTTAATGATTTGATAGTTGGAAGAACTGGTCTTGATCAAGAAGCTGCACGACTGGCTTCGACAAGAGTTGCTCGAAGATTCGCTGGTAAAACTGGTGGAGAGGTAGCGCAGTCTACATTAAGAACTACAATTAATCCAAATAAACGTACGTTGTTTACAGCCGTAGGTATTCGTGAATTTTCATTTCAATTTAAAATGATTGCAAATTCCGCAGATGAAGCAGAAGAGATTGATAAAATTATTAAGTTCTTTAGAACTGAACTTTATCCTTCAGTAACTGGTGGCGGTACTGAAATTATTGGATATAACTTTCCTAACTTATTTGATATTGAAATGTCATATAATAATCAACAAGTGGCAACAAAAATTAAACCTGTTTATCTTAAAGATATAAGTACGACATATAACCCTGGGAATATGGGTTTCCATGTTGATGGTAAACCTTCAGAGGTAGATATTACACTTGCATTCATAGAAGAAAGAACGCTTAATAAACAAGACATTCAGGAGGGTTTCTAATGGCATACTTTTATAACTTTCCTAACGTAACATATAAGTTTGGTAATGAAGAAAGTGTAACGGCTTTCCAAGATATTTCTGCATATGTAGATATTATTGATCAGATAAAAGATGACGTTAACTTTTACCAGTTTTATAACGTTCTAGATGGCGATAGACCAGACACCGTATCATTTAAGTTATACGGATCACCTCACTACCATTGGACTTTTTATCTTCTAAACGACACTTTGAAAGATCAGGGTTGGCCACTAGGAAATATAAAGATTGAAGAAATGGCGCAAGAACATTTTCCGAATACTACTCTCACAACCACTAATGATCTAACTGGAATATTTTTGCCAGGACAAACAGTATCCGGTTCATCATCTGGTGCAACTGGTACAATCATAAAGCGTAGACTTGAGTTTGGCCAAATCATTGTTGAAGGTGCACATTCATTTACATCAAGCGAAGTAATTACATCAACTGTTAATGATGTGGTTCAATCCGTAACTCTTTCAGCAGCATCACGAGAATATAATGCTGTTCATCATTATGAAAATTCATCAGGTCAATATGTTGACATAGATCCAGCTGTAGGTAACGCGTCATCTTTTACAGAAATAACTTATTTGGATCGACACATAGCATCAAACGATGCATTAAGATCTATTAAAGTAATTAAACCAAGAGCTCTAAGCGATGTAGTAAATGCATTCAATCAAGCATTGAGATCATAATATGGAACGAAAATCCCAGTCACAATCCGCAACGGATTTTGTACTTGAACAAGCAGTGATAAAAGCTTCTAATGAAGAAGAATTTGTTATCACTGATGTTATTACTGACATCGATGTATATGAGCATTTAGATAAGCCATACATTACAGGAGTAGCTACTTTCTTAGATCCAGAAAGTTTAGCAGAACGAATAAACTTTTACGGTGTTGAAAAGTTTGATTTAAGAGTGAAACTTCCAGAAAGTGCAGCTTTATCAATAGAAAAAAGCTTTTTCATATCAAAAGTGGTAAAGAGTATTCGAACAAATGATAGCCAAAGCATTATTACTATTCATCTCCTTGAAGACATTGGTTATCTTTCTGAAATGCAAAACGTTAATAAGTCTTACTTTGGTAAGGGTTATGAAATAATTTCAACAATTGTTAAAGAATTTTTAGGAAAAGAGCTTTCTCAACCAAGAGATGCTGGTCCTGAATATGAAACAAGTCAAGATGCACAAGGTCAGTTTGGTGTAGTTATTCCAGACATGAGACCACTTAAAGCTGCAGATTGGATAAAAGACAGAATTAGTACCGAAGACGCTTCTCCTTTTTATTTCTTTTCTACTCTTACTAATGATAAACTTCATCTTTTGCCTTTATCTAAAATGTTATCAGGAGAACCAGTAAACGCAAGAACTTCACCATACAAATATTCTCAAGCTTTTACAAATGCAGAAAATCCATCGATAGATAGAGATGCATATAACATTGAAAAATATAGTAACCCTAGTAACGATGAACTTTTAAAGATTAATTCAAATGGTTTTTTAAATAGCCAATTTGCATTCCACGATGTTACGAGAAACAAAGTAATATATCCAGGTCATAGACAATCTGGAAACAATAAAGACAAGAACCGCTGGACAGCCTATGATATGTTTGAAACAAGAGCTCAGATTGGAAGAGCTTTAGGAGAAAAACCTATTAAACTACAAGATGCATATCCTATTAACGCTGCTTTAAAAGAAAAGGGTGGAGATGCTCAAGAAGTACAAATTCACCAGCGTAATTCATCCCATCTTGTTTCAAACATATACTCATCAGACTTATATGATGCAAACTTTTATTCCATAGGAGAAAGCAGATCAGTCGGTGAGTTTGTAGAAAGATTGGATTCAAAAGGATTGAGACACTGGGTAGTTAACTATTCACTAAACTTTTCTGTACCGGGTAGAAACTTTATTTCCGGACTTGCTAATATGACAATTGGAAATAAATATAAATTGCAATTCTTAGCACCATCTACTCAAGGACAAAACGCTACTCAAGAAGATACTAAAAAATCTGGTGACTATTTAATATATGCCGCTAGACATTCTTTTACTCGAGAAGGATACATGGCTCATCTAACGGGTGTGAAATTGATAGACACAATACATACTCAAGACAACTACGCTTATAATGTTGATGCATCAGGACCATACTAGGATTATAACATGCAAGGTATGAAAACATTACAAACTACTGGATTTTATGGAGACACTACACGGTGGTTCATAGGTACAGTTATTCGTAACACTGGTGATCCTTTGGATCTTGGCAGACTTAAGGTACGTATAGTTGGAGTCCATGATCATCCAGAAATAACAGATGCTGATTTACCTTGGGCTTCCATTGTTATTCCTACAACTGAAGTTGGTGTTATACATGGTCGAGGTCCGAGGATTGGCGTAGGTGCTCAAGTTGTTGGAATATTTTTAGATGGACCACAATCTCAACAGCCTCTTGTTATTGGATCAATTCCTTATACACTTACACCAACCGAAACACAAAATCGACAAAGTGAACAACGAGGTGGTTCGTTCGAAGATAATTATGCAAATGTAAAAGAAGAAGGTCCACCGGGTACAACTAGTTCCTCTGAATATTTTAGAGACATACCTACACCAGCTGGAAACAGTAAAGTTGAACAAGCTTTTAATTGGTTTCTTTCTGATATAGGTGGAGGCTATGATCCAGAACAAGCGGCTGGTATTGTCGGAAACTTAATTGTTGAATCTGCTAATTTTGATGACAATGTAATTAATACTCAAAGAAGAGGTGATGGAGG